GTACAGATACATTCAAAACAGGAGGATGTAGGTAAGTGGAAGAAGATTGGTACACCTTTATTATCATTCAGTGTTGTTAAGGATGACCGTATCACTTGGAAGTTAGATTCTATAGACACAGGACACTACAATGGTAGGGTGACACCTGCAATGTCCTTACGAGATGCTACTACTAAGAAGTTTCTGAACACTTGGGAGATGCTATTGATTACACAGTCAGGTACCTATAGAAATGCTAACCCTGCACAGAACGATGGTAATTTAGGTTCACAAGAACCAACAGAACCTTGTGGTCTACCAGTTAGTTTACAGTTGTTTAACTTCGAAGATGATGGTGACGATGATATAACTAAGGAGAATTATACTAATGTACTTGTTAGTAAGGTAGTACAAAATAATACTCTACAGATACGTGGTGCTAATCAAGCTAGTGAAGTTAAAGTAATTGGACGTAAACCAGTAAAGGATATGAGTGATGGTGACACAGGTTATATTAATACGTCTGCTGACAATGGTTTATCAATCAAACTTCAGTGGACAGTGCACGATGCTGAAGCTGAAGAGACTGATTGGAAGTTGACTTCTGTACTTGACTGGGGTCAAGGTGGATTTGATCTTAATGATGAGGGTAAGATCTTTGTTGGTAAGTATCCTGATGATGACGATACAAATTATGGATCATTCTACTTAGGATATAAAGTTAATGCTATCAATGACATTGAATGTCCTGCATCTAGCAGTACACAAGGTAGGATACAGGACATTGCATTGCAGTCTACTCACGAGAGAGATCAGTCAACACCTAGACAGTTGAATATCTTGGTGGTAGATCAGCAGGTCATACAGAATACTGAGTTCGTAATGAATATGGATTCAATCTTTAGTAGTTTCTTTAGATATAAAACAGGTAAGGCTGAGTCGTTCCATCAGTACTACCTACAACAGTCTCTGTTAGGCAATGATGTCTTCTTCTATACAGATTATAGGGATGAGAAAGGACTGCACTTCAGACTCCGTATAAGGGTCACCAGGCAGGACTACTATGTGAATGGTGATACTTATAAGTTTAGAAAGTATGGTTGGTTCGGTAACATAAAGTTATCTTCTGTCTTCAATTATGGTAAGAGATATCCAGAAGGACAAGCAATGCAGATCCAATGGCCACCTCAACAGTTACAGTATACTAATGGTAAGGAACCACAGTCACCTTACTATCCTAAGCAGACTAACCTACCTAAGAAGGTACAGGTAAGAGATGCTACTAACGCTAGGTTCACACGTAACGCAAGGTATGCTATCTACCAGTCAATGCACGACAAAAACTCTCAGGTGTGGTATAGTAATCAAAACAGTTACATTCCAACTCAACAGAGGTGGATTGATATCCTAGCCAAGGAGGTAGATTAATGGATGCTGCTGATCGTAGACTGATGAAGTCAACAATGGAACTGCAAGCAATCAATCGTGGATTGAAGAGAGCAGATGGTGATCAGAAGAAAATGAACAAGGAACTTAAGAAAATCAGAAGATATTTCAAAAGTCCCTTAGCAGAGGTTGCAAGATTGGACAATAGCATATATAATGTTATGGAACCTACACACGAGGTAGATGTCAACCAAGGATCAGAAGACAGCGGGATGGACACTCCTGATGGAGAGCCTACACAAACCTGACAATAGACTCAGGAACTGTGCTCGCAATCAAGAATGCTATGATGAACTATTACAGTATCGTGAAGAAGTAATTCAGTACTGCCAGACACGTCTAAAGGAGGTCCACGATGATTAATTTAGATGATCGCTACCATTCATACCTGACTGACCCTAACAAGAGGTTACTCATTGATGGATGTAAAGAAAGAGTCACAGCATATGGTTGGCATTGTGATGGCAATGATATCACTGGATACTATGTGTCCACTGATAACTATAAGTTGTTCTATAATATGAACGAGCAGTTCATTAGGATGGTTCCAATCCGTGAATGCAGTGACCTACCTACAAAAGTTGAAGCATAGTGTGCCAGTTACGTAACTGTCACAAGGGGGGTTGACTAAAACCGTACCCCCAAACTATTATAAATAACATCGTTACGAAACGTAACGCTAACATCAGGACTCGAAATAATCGTAACCCTTGTGTTGAATGAAAACAGTACCCTTGTCGGGGGTGCTATCATCCGCAGGGGGTTTTTTAGTCCCTATGCGAGACACTAACTACTACAATGTCTATCAAATCAACAATCGCTGCTATCGCAGCAAGCCCTTTTCTACTCGCTGGAGCCGCTTTTGCTGGTCCATATGTGAATGTAGAAGCTAACGTTTCTTATCCAGACGGAGATTACAGTACTGCTACGACCGATGCTCATATCGGATACGAAGGTGGAGAAGGTAAAGTCGGATATTACGTCCAAGGTGGTCCTGCTCTAGTAGCTAAGGACGGTGCCGATACAGAGACAGAATTCTCTGGTAAGGTTGGACTTTCTATCGCTGCTACAGAATCATTCGGTGTTTACGGAGAACTCTCTGGAATCACTAACGAAGATTCTTCTGGCGATGGCATCATCGACTGGGGCGCAAAGTTAGGTGGTAAGTTCACCTTCTGATTGACTCAAGTCAACAGATAATATATACTGGGTGGGGTTTTTCCCCACCCTTTTTATTGCTTTAATACCCTATGGCATCACCTAAAAATACAGCAATCTATACTAAAGAAGGTTGCCCTTTCTGCACCAAGATAAAGAGGGTGTATAATGAGAAGGGATGGAATTATCAAGAGTATAAACTTGATGTAAATTTCACACGTGATCAATTCTATGGAGAATTTGGACACGCTTCTACATTCCCACAACTAAAAGTGGATGGTAAGAACATTGGTGGATGTAATGAAAGCATCCAGCAGTTTAGGCAGCAGGGTTTCCTCTAAATAGAGACAGTTCATTGGAGGAACTCTTTAGTTGCAAACATTATTAGGAGAAACCAATGGAACAGGTAACCGCCTCACTGTATACTTTTTCGTTATTCGCAGCATTCATATTGGGTAGTCTGGTGACCTTTATCTTTAAAGGATACCTAGATGCCTACATCGACAACGCTGCTTACGCAAAAGCAATCACCCATCCAGAAATGTTGGATGAGAATGGTAACGTAGACCAGTCAGAACTACTCTACTTGCATCTTGTCGATGATGATGCTACAATTGAGGACGATGACGACTGAATTAATCTGGACAATTAACTATGAAACTGATGATCTCTGAAATTATTCAGAAGGCACATAATGCCAAGACCAAGGCAGAGAAGGTAAAGATTCTTAAGGCTAATAATAGTCAGTCATTAAGGTCATTGTTCATTTGGAACTATGATGATAGTGTCGTGTCTGTTATACCTGAAGGTGAAGTACCTTATAGAGCTAATGAAGCACCACAAGGTACTGAACATACTTCTCTTGAATTAGAGGCACGTAAGTTGTACTACTTTGTTAAGGGTGGTGCTGATCAACTCCCTGGTGTCAAGAAGGAGAATATGTTTATCCAAATGTGTGAGGGATTACACAAGGATGAAGCAGCAATCCTATGTCTTGTCAAAGATAAGCAACTCGGTAAGAAGTTTAGGATCACTAAAGCAGTGGTGACTGAAGCATTCCCTGAGATTAATTGGGGTGGTAGGAGTTGAATATTATTCACGAGAACTGCGATCCTAAACTCGCAGATGATAAGAAACTACCTTACACAGCGTACTTGGTACAGTATCTTGTTGAAGAGAACAATGTTCTCCAGACCAGACACGATATTGCTATGGGTAGTCAAGCAGTTGAACTGTTTGACCATTACTATGATAAGTACAAGAAGAACTTCAAGTGGTTGAAGCAATCTGAAGGTAGACTTAGACCTCAAGAATGGAATACTACACCCACTCCACCACGTAAGAAGCGTAAGAGGAGAAAGGAAGAGGATGAGTAACACCTTTTATAATTTGAAGAAGAAGACATCAGAGGTACCTGAAGATCTTAAGGAACAATTAGTTACCTCTGCAATGGTCGGTAAATTCATTGGGGTTTACCTGTTAGGACCTGTGTTGTGGATGTTCTGTTGGAACTACACAATGCCATACATATTTGCAGTGAAGAGTATCAATTACCTTCACGCATTTTGTTTCATTACTATGATTAGATTTCTACAAAATGACCAAAGCACCGATTGAATTGCATAAGCCTAAAGTATGTCTCGTCAGTGTTACACCTGATGCTGAGAAAACTATAGGATATATCGCTAGGGTATCTAACCCTAAGAACCAAGAGAATCCAAAAGTTGAGAAACTCTTGAGTTATTGTATAGAACACGGTCACTACTCTGTGTTTGAGCAAGCCCATATGACCCTAGAGATCAACACTACTAGAGGACTAGCAGCACAGATCTTAAGGCATAGAAGTTTTACATTCCAAGAGTTCAGTCAAAGG